TTCAAATTAGAAGTCAAAGTTGAACTAAAATCTACGACAGCCTTATCAATCAACGCAGCATCAAACCTATACGCAGTGTGTGTTTTGTTTTCGATATCCACTTCTTTATGCATAATATCCCTCATCAAATGGGGTTTATCATGTATTCTTTCTAAGCCTAAATGCTCATGTACTTTGTGTGAAATCGAAGAAACTCTTACTTCAGATTTTGGTGTTGAACTGGGTCTATTATGTGCTCCATATACAATACACCGCGCATCACTTTCTAATTTTCTAGTGACGCACAATTCATGTGGTTCTTGTAATGGACCAACATCAATATCTCCAATCGTTGTTTCAAAAGCCTGTCCGGCATGTGAAGGTAACACTGAAGGTCTTTTAGCAATATTATCAATCGCATCCAAGACTTGATCTCGCGTAATAAAGCCAGCTGCTGCTGTATGGTTCTTTCCACCTAAATGGAATCCACCAATAAACGGCATGTCCTTATTATCACGACCTACAAATGTTGCCATACACAAACCTTGGAAAGTTTGCTCTGGAAAATAATAACTAAGTGATTCAAATGATCCACCTAGCGTAGTCCTGTTGGTCGTACGTGTACCCAATAACTTTTGGTAAACTTTAATTTCACCTTGGTCATTGTACACCATCTCGCCAACAATTTGCTTGCCATGTGCAATGTATCCTGGAAAATATGCGGTTAAATCGCGTTGATCACCAAGCTCAGGAACATACCAAACACAAATGTCTGTATTAGGTATCCTATAGCAAGATTGCATCGATATACTAACATGCTTGGGATTGGCCCCCGGCTTTGTAATCAATGCTTCCGCATTATAATCAGGTACTACATGAGAAGGAATTAGCGCAATATTACCTCGAATTGGTAGACAGTTACAAAATCTTGTCTTGCCATTATTCAATTTAATATGAATCATCATAATCCTTCTACTAACCATACCAGTTAATTGGTCTGGTGTAGAACAACGAGCAGTGCCCAAAATCCTAGGATTAAACGTAAATCGCTTATAACGCGAATGTTCATCCCAAAATTCTGTAGCTGATTGCTCCTTTTTCTTCTCATTAATATCTATACTCGGTCGCATATATTCTGCCGCCTCTGATGTTAACATATCATAAATTAATTTAATGATAGAACCAATCATGGTCATAGCAGACACACCACCAAGTAAAGAAATAAACCTCGCTCTATCGAACATGGTCATTTCCTTTAGATAATCACTAGGTTTCTTCATACGCTGTATCTTGTATTTTACTACATAACATAACGCCTTATAAAGCAACCATTGTTGAATCTGAACGGTTAATAATAATACGACAAATATTCTCGGATGGTGTGTAATACACATAAAACAAATCGTGTACATAAAAATTGCTTTGACACAAAGGTCAACACAATATTTACCAATAATCCAATTCCGACATAATTTAGTACTTAAAATAACAAATACTAACTCGCTCAATTTCTTGAAAATTAATGTTTCCAAATCATAATATTTTTGAAAAACACTATCAAGAAGTCCAAATTCGGAATCAAGAGTATCATTAACTTTGTCAATATCAATTGGAAAACCTTCGTCGTCCAACTGTACATCAACATT